CTATTGGGGGCTGTTTTCCATCTGTTCCGCTTTGGCACGCGAGACACATCCCCTCAGGCCCGGAATATGAACGCCGCCGCGGCCGTTCTGAGTATTGAGCCGCCCCTTCTTCGCGCAGTCTTTCATGTTGTCCGAGTGGGTGCCGAGAAACAGATGTGCCTCGTAGTTGACACACGCCGGCGTGTCGCAATGGTGGAGGACCATCAGGGGCCCAGGGTCATCGGCGCCGAGCATCCAGGCAACGCGCTGCGCCTTCCACATGCGGCCGGCCAGCTTGAATAGGCCGTAGCCCTTGTCGTCTTTGCAACCTGTCCAGAGCCAGCAACCCGTCTCGACGCATTTGACGACCTTACTCCAGAATCGATTGCGGTCCGCATCGGAGATGACGGGTGACCCAGAGTATTTGCGATACGCTCCCAAAACTTCCTCCAAATAAAAAAAGCCGCCCCAGGTTTCCCCAGGGCGGCTCTATGCAGGTTTGCGATTGTGTGGTCAGGTCGCCGGCACGCCCGCCATTCCTTTAAGTATGGGGCTTGTGCTGCGGCCCGAAGTGCGGCTTGATGCACCGTTCGCAGCAGACCCCTTTGCAATCGGCGCACCGATAGGCGGCTGAAAATTCAACCTCCTTTTTGCACTCGACACAGCGGGCAGAACTACGCGGGTTTGATTTGATTACCGCCTCAGCGAAATCCCAGAGTCGATTTCGCTCGTCTTCCGGCAGAGAGTAGAAGTCCGGGCGCCCAAGTTTTTCTTGAGCGCCTTGAACCGCTGTTCGGATGTCGCGCCAGTCCCATGTGGCGTCCATTATGCGACATCCTCCGCGGGCGGCGCGGCGGCCATCTGATTGGCCACAACCGCCGCCCGCCGGGCACGCCCGTCCCAGCCATTGCCGTACAGTTTGAAGTTCGGATTGCCCGCATAGTGGGCTTCATGCGCGGCCTCGAGCTTGGCGATCAGGTCAGCGGTTTGGAAGGTGGCGGCCAGGCCGAGTGTGGCTGGCCCAATCCTTCCGTCGATCTGCCAAGGGTTCACCCCGACCACATTCTGGAAGATCCGCGACGACGTGCCGCAGCCGGTGTTGAAGCCGAAGTCCGTCACCATGAGATCGATGCCAACGGCCAAACTATTGCCCGCCATCCGATACCAATAGTCGCGCTGGAACAGGATGCCGGCCTGCTTGAGGGTCAGCGAGGCAATGTCGATTCCCGGATAGGCGTCGGCGCTGATCCCGAACTTCGTGCCTTTGAGGGCGCCGACGTTTCGCTGGCCGCCGGTCCAATTGCCGGGATCGTATTCGTCCATCGAGAGCTTGTCCCCCCCCTCCTCGGTACTGGTGAAAAGCCAGCAGGCGTCGAAGTTGAGCGCGCTCATTGGGCGTCTCCGGTCACCTGATTGGCCTGCAGGGCGGCGGCCAACGTGCTGCGGCAGTCATCGGCCACCGCTTGCTCGGCCTGGTCATGGTTCCGCAGGCCGACAACATATCGCGCCACCTTTGATCCGCCGGCCGGATCGGTGGCGGCGACATGCGGGACGGGGAACGCCGGCAGGTCGGCCGCGCAGGTTTTCAGGTAGGCGGGCCATGCCCATGGGACATAGATGGTCTTGGTCACGACGAGCGGCGGGGCGGCGGGTGGCGGGACGGCGGCACAACCGGCGAGCATCGCCAGCCCGCCGAGCGCGAAGAAGCGTTTCATGGTGATCTCCTTTGTTAAGGGAACTCGCCGGCAAGCACCGGTGGGATCGGACCGTCCTGGCCGGGTTTCGCCGCGGCCTGGTCGATCTCCGTATAGGTGTTGGCGAGTAGGGTCGCGGCAGCGGCCTGGCTGGATGCGCTTGTGGTGCGCAGCGACATGAGCTGCGCCTCCGCGGTGTTGGCTGCGGCCTGCGCCTCCTGGATGGCCTTGGTGCTGGCCGCATCCTCGGCCGCAGCTTGGGTCGCCGCCTCCTGCTTGCAGGTCTGCTGGGCCACCATGACTTGGCCGGCCTCGTAGGCGGTTTGGGCCTTCGAAGCCGCCAGCTCACTGTGCTGGAGCAGCGCAAAGCCGGCCAGCAGCGCGATGACGATATAGGGTCCGACCTTCAGCGCGATGCCGAGCTGGGGCACCGCGGCGCTGAGGCCGCTCATGATTGTTTTCAACATGACACGCTCCAAACAAAAAAGGCGCCCAACATGGCGCCTGTGAGAACCTCTCCCCATTCCTGGCGGCCCGCGAACTTCGGAATTCCCCAGGGCACCAGGCGGGCGAGCGCGTAGCAGGGCGCGAAGCCGAATCCGGCCAGCCATACGATCATCGCGCTTGGGAAGGTGTTGCGCCCGGTCATCGCCAGCCCACCCAAGACGATCGTGAGGGGTAAAACGCAAAGAGCGCCGCACAGAAGCATCCCAACGAAGTCGTGCCAGAATGTGCCGGCGCGGAGACCAAAGGCATTCGGAAGTGCCCGCTTCCAGGACGACTCCAGAACAATGCCGGTCTCGGTCCCCATGCCCTGGAAGGCACCCCAGCCGGCCAAGCAGATGCCGGCGAACAAGGCCGGCAGGGCCAGCAATGCGTACCAGCCGAAAAATATCGGGAAGATCAGAGCGATCGTACTTCGAAGCACCCGCGCCGAATCTGTGCCGAAGTTCAAGCCTGTCAGCGTCGTGAACGCGCCGCCGCCGAGCCGCCAAAGCAGAGCGCTGAGGAGAGGGAAAAACAGCAGAACAAACATGATAATTCCTAACCTGGAGGTGGGGGCGGCATCTCGCCGCGGGCTTTCAGACCCATGAAGCCCGCCAAGGCGCCGATGCCGGTTGATCCGGCGCCGATGATCGTCGCGCACGCGCCGGCGATATCTTGCGGGTGGAACTCGTCCTTGCGAAAAACGACGACATAGATGGCCAGCGCAAGAATTACGAAGGTGGCAACGCAGGTCACGACCCCGAGTGAAAAAGCGATCAAACTCATCTCATCGAGTGATTTGCCATCCGGCGATGCGAACAGGCCCGACAGGCTCACCGGCCGCGCTTCCAGAACCTGGCTTTGAATTTCCCCCATGCGGTCAAAGCCGCGGGGTCAGGAGACGCCCGTTTGATCCGCTCCAGAATCATCCGAGGTGCGGCCCGTTCCCAAAATGCTGTCGCCTGGAGTTTTAGAAGTCTCACTTCGTACAATACTTGCCGATATTTTGAGTTGAGCATGAATCGCTTCCATCAAATGCAGCAAATACCGAAGAGTATCCTCGTGCAGCCGTTCCTGCCGCTTCTGGATCACCTCGTTATCGCGCTGCATCGCAAGGATAATGAGGTTCTGATAGTAGCTGATGCCGGTCCAAATCAGGCACAGGAAGAGGAACGGATACGTATCGAACGGATGGGCCGAGAATATGTTCCATATGAGATAAAGCGCCCCCGCGGCAGCGTTCCAGGCAAGCGCGAACCACGAGCGGGTCGAAAGATCCAGGAATTTATCGAAGGCCGCGCGAGATTTAATGTTTCCAAATTTCATAGAGAAAAAGCCCAACCGTCCCAACTGACATAATGCCGGTCCACCAGAGATTCGCGTTTGCAACTCGCCGCGCCTCGTCGGACGGGACCGAAGCAAGGGCAGCCGCCATATTGTTGTTGCCCTGATTCATGGTTTGCGTGAGCATGAGGATATCTTTCGTCGTCGCAACCGTGCCGAGCATTGTGCGGATCTCGCTCATGTCTTTTTCCAGCGTCTCGAGCGCAGGCTTCATGTCGCTTTCGACCAACCGTTTGAGGTCGTTATGAGACTCCCAGAGAGCCGGGAGACCATCCTCATCATCTTCAGGAATGTCTTTCGATCGGTTCGGCATGTCACCCCACATAGAACAGGACATCGACGGCGTGCAACAACTATAGGTGTTAAACGATCCGCATCAATCCACGGAAAAACCAAAACAGCGGATAAAATAAAATCGCTGAAAGGACCACAAGCCCAAAGAACGCGCGGATATATTCCTCGCCATCCATCGGAATTCCGGAAAGCTGATCGGCGCAGTGGTTCGGCTGCACCAAAACCGAAAGCAGCCGGCAGAATAGACACCAGAATTTCTCTCTCTTTGCTGCATCGGAGGCCGCCCGGTAGGAAAGTGTCTGTCCGGCCGTTCCGCCCAGAAGGGCGTTCAGCATCATATCGAACGCGATCCCTACATTGTAGAAATAATTCATTTCGGTTATGCGTATTCGTAGACGATCACGATGCCAGATGCCCCCGCGCCCCCGCTCAGTGCGCTGGATGACGCGGCGCTTTGAACGCCGCCGCTCCCCCCCGCACCTGGCGACGTGCCGGCCATGCCGTTCCCGGTCGTGGTTATCGGCGCCGCACCAGCGCCGAGAAAGGATGCGCCCCCAGCCCCGCTGGTGGAAGGGGAGGCGTAAATCGCGTAATTACCACTCCCGCCTGTCGCGTTAATGTCGCCGTTGAATCCACTGCCGCCCGCCGCCCCGCCATTTGGAAACGCCGCAGTCGAACCCCCAACCGGGCCTGGGTAGTTTTGCGCGTTCCCGCCGCCGGCCCCAAACGACGATCCAAAGGAACTCGAGCCACCAGCGTTGCCGGCCGCCCCTGCGGCGGTCGCGGCCCCGCCGGCGCCGACCGTGACCACCAAGCCATTGAACCCAGACGTGAAACGCTTTTTCGCGTAACCCCCCGCCCCGCCGCCGCCCCCAGCCGAAACCTGTGAAGCCCCTGTCGCTACGCACCCGGCCCCTGAAGCGCCACCGCCTATTACCTCAACGATGACCGAATTCGTCCCCGGAAAGGCCCCGTAAGTCGAGGTGCCGGGTGTCTTGAAATATTGCACATTCAATAGGCGACCGGTCTGGATTCCGTTGCCTAAATCTTGAGGATCCAAGAAAGGCGCCCCGCTGGCTTGCGCGATGTTTCCGATCGCGACCGCCGTCTGCCCGTTCGTTACCGTCACCACATAGAGGGGTGTCCAACCCGCAGGCGTCGCTGGGGTAAGCTGTGATCCGGTCGCCGCCGCGGCGCCGCCCGTCACCTGAAAGACCACGCGCTGAGTTCGGGTCGCGTTCTCGACCGAGATCGTAGGAGTCCCACCCGCATTGTAGAACGGCAGGTTGACGGAATTGGTGTCCTGCTCCTGGAATTGGGCGGAGACCAAATAATTGACCGACTGGCCGGCCGTCCCTGGCGCGCCACTGGCTATTCCGACATTTGTGGCGTTGAGGTTGATGCCGGTTTTCAGAATGTTGGTCGTCGTGTCGGTTCCCAGCACCCCATATGCGGTTCCATCCGTCTCCTGATAGGAGAAGATCGCGCCGCGACCTATCGAAATCGCAAATGGGCTCCCCGACACCGCGGTATTGGAGAGCGCGGTTGGGATAAGACCAAAGCATTGGGTGGAGGGACCGAGGATCGCTTCGGTCGCGATCCCAATCGCCACCATGGCGGACTTGAAGGCGTTCAGCGTATTTTCGACAAGCCCGATTTGTCCGGCATAAAGCAGGTCACGATCCATTTAATAAATCCTCTGATTTGAAACTAAAACCCACGCCGTGTATCCGACCGGCATCCAGTCTGCGATGAACTGATAGATCAGGTTGGCTGTTACCTCTCCGGGCAACGAATCCGGATCGACGAGCGGAATGCCGCTGCCTGCTATATCGGGGCTTGCGAGCGTTACCATGCCGCCGTTCCCACCAACTGACGGCGATGTCCTGGTGGCGAAGCCGGGGTCGCCGGCATAGATCGCATAGCCGGTCGTCGGGGGGGCGATGATGATGAAGACCTGGCAGGGCAGCAGCAGCGATCCCATCGAGACCACAGGCTCGTTGGCGGGATTTTGATATCCGAAAGCCGGATAGGGCGCGGTCAACCCTGACCTGCTTTGCATCGGAGATCCCGGCCCCGCGATGTTGGGTTGCGCGCGGCTCGCCAGACAGCCGCAACTTGCCACTCGGTTCGGCTGAAAGATGATCGGCTCGTTGCCGGTCAGCAGCTCCAGCATCTCCGCCATGCCGTCCCAGGTGCCGCGGGGCGCCGTCAGATTGTAAAGAATCCGCCGGATATAGGAGGCGTCGGACTCGTAGGCGAGCCTGGGCAGTTTGCCGGCGAAGTAACCTTGCGAGATCAGGTCGAGAAATGATCCGGTGGCGGTTCCGACCCGCGTCTGCGCCTTCACGAACGTCAGCATCGCGAATGCGGCCGACAAGGATGAGGCCGCCCCCTGGAGCACCGCATTCAGTCGTGGCGCCGCCGATGGAAACCAGCCGGTCGGCAACAGGCGCAGGATGCGCGACGTGAAATCGGTCTGATCCCCCTGGGCCATTAGTGGCATCCACCATTGAGGGTCGAGACCTCGTAGCGAAAGGCCGAGGAGACGACCTCACCGATCGTTCTCCATATGGGCGCGCAGGCGCATGTGAGCCCAGGCGAATGTATTTTCAGACCGGGTACGTCGCGATGCACCGCCACCGGAAGTTCCTCATGTTCCGAGAAATCCGCGCGCGGGCACACCGCCGCACCCGGCAGCAGGCCATGCCCGGAAGGAAGCCAGTCCTCGAAGAATACCATCAGTTGACCGAAATGCTTGAAAGCCGAACCACCGAACCTGGCGTGCCGCCAATATCCGTCGTGGCAGAATTCACCGTGACGGACGAGACGTTGAGCACGTTCGGGCTCGCGTCGAAGGCGAGTTGTACAATTCTGTTATAGGGCAGCACGCCATTGGCCGGGGCGCCGGCCGCTGGGGTGCTGGCCACCGGCAGAGACCCAATGAAAGCCGCTATCGCGGACTGGACGATCGGCAACGCGGCAGTCTTTGCCGCAGCATTCGCGCACGTGATGGTCAGCACCACGGTAGCCCAAACGACTTCGGCCTGCACGACGCTTACGGACGCCCCGAGGGGAAGGATCGAAGTGCCGGCCGCCGCCGCCGCGACCGCATTCAGGGTGGCGCTCGGAGTCGCCCCCGAACCATCATCCACCGCCAGAACCGCGTACCCGTAGGCCGGCGGCCCGCCGATCGTCGCCACACAATTCAGAACGGCGACGCTGAGGTTCTGCGAAACCGCCAGCGCGGCGCTCTCGAGCGCAATTGCGGTGCCTTTCGCAAGTGCCGGCAGGAAAAGCCCAAAGCGCGCCTTGTAGGCCGCGTCCGTCTCGGCATCCATTCCGTTCGTGAACGGCGCCCCGTTGGTCACCGTGTCGACGCCGGGAATGACGCTCGATATCAGGCCGATTGCGCCGGTGATGATATTGCCCGCCGCCCCTACGAGATTGTTCTGACAGGTGACGTTGATGCTCGCCGTGCCGGCCGGAATGAGGAACGATCCATTCGGATAGGTGGAGTTCGGCGCCTGCCAGGCGGCGTTGGTGGAGTCGGCGAGGATCGAGAAACTCTGTGAGCCATCGGTTGTCTTCACCACCGCCCCGACCGGCACAATGGCGTTCGCGGTCGAGATGTAGCGGGCAACCGTGATCTGGCCCGACGCCGCGACGCCAGCAAGCCGCGGGCACCCGAACTGGCCGCAAAACGAATCAACGTCCGATCCAGTTGCGGTCATCAGAATGACGGATTTGAGCACCTGGAAGATCAGCCATTGGAGCCAGAGATACACGCCCGCGACCGCGCGCACGAAGGCCAGCATGGCCGAACCTTGGTTCATCGTGATCGTCAATCCGCCGGCCGCCGCGGTGGCCTGGATCGCCGCCACCATCATCGCGACAACCTGGTCGAAGTCCAGAAGCGTAAGCTGCATTTCAGTGTCCTAGCGGGATCGTGAGCGTTTGGGTCTGCCCGGTGGTGGCGTCCGCGTAAGAGATGTTGACCGTTATGGCCGTCCCCTGCTGGGAGGCGGTGATGATCGGCTCGGGTAGCTGGGCGACGCTCGTCTCTTTGTAGATCTGGGACCGAATGACGTTTGTGATCGCGGTCAAATTCAACGGCTGGCCGACGAATTGGCCAAGGCCGGCCCCGTAGGTTTGATCCCAAAGATCGGCATTTGCGGCCGTGAGCAGTCGCTTGATGACGTGCTGCTGCGTTTCGTCCTCGACGTAAAGGAAGTCGCCGCTGGCAGAGAGGTCGATGTCCTGCCCGAAGGAATGAGAGATGTCGCCCATGTCAGCCCACCATCTCGCCCGTTTCGGTCGTCGATCCGCTCCCTGGCTGATAGGGATGGGTATGGGGCGAGACCGCCTTGCCGTTGACCGTGACCTCGACCGATGCCGTCAGGGAGCCGGTGAGATTCACCTGTGCGTTCCCACCGCCCGGCGCGGCGATATCGAATATGGTGGTGACCAATTTTATCGTTCCGTCCTGCTTCAAGTGGAGCTGCGCGCCGCTCTGATGCTGCAGCAGGATCTCTCCCGCCTGCGCGCCCTGCGGGGCGGTGTCGACATCGGAATAATACCCCCCCCAGGCAGTGTAATTCTGGCCGTCCGCTTCCTCGCAGATGAGCAGGACTTGTTGCCCTGCTTGCGGGGGTGCGACCGCGCACCATCCGTTGCCACCCAGGCCAGTCGCCCATGACTTGTAGGGCACCCATCCGGACTCTGGCGGGGGCCCATCGCTCTCCGGCGGCGCCGGCATGATCTGCACCTTCACCATCGGCGGCGACGCCTGGTAGCTGGTGATGATCCCCCGCTTATTCGCGGCGGTCAGCGCCACGATCGCCTGGATCTCACGGCGTTGGGCAGGCGTGAAGGTCATCGCTGAATCCTTAGTAATTCGGGCTTTCGCCGATCTGCTCGCCGGTATCGTCGTCGTACAGATACAGGTCGGACGAAAATTTAGCGGAGATGCTCGTATGGGCGCCGTTCTCGAAATCCAAAGTGTATGACACGCCCTGTTGGTAATAGGTCATATCGTAATCGGTGCCGGTGCCGGTCACCTGGATTACCGTGTCGGGCGTCATCAGCGCGAGCGAAGGTACGGCGGCGGTAACGATGCGCTCATGCTGCGAGTAATCCAGGGCCAACTGTTGCGCTTTTTGCAAGCATTGGGCTTGCGTGAGGTTTGGTTGCACCACCAAATACTTGCTGGTTGGCTCGGTCGGATCTGTGGAAGGCGCCTTTGTCTTTGTCCGCACCGTGGCCGTGTAGGTTTTCTTCTTGCGGCTGTTCCAACTCCGCACCGTTACCGAAACATCGCGCGCCAGCGTCAGATGCCGCTCAAGCCTGAGTTGCTCGACATTTGAGACCAATTGGCCGGATGGATTTCGCACGAAGTTTATTTGGAAGGTCGGCGGGCTGGCGGGCGGCGGGTTGAAATAAAGCGTGTTGCCGAGGACATACGGCATGATTCCAGCCTGGCTGCCGAGCCGACAGAGCAGGTCCCATTCGTTCGTCGCCTGCGAGAAATCCCCGGAGTGCGTCTCGTCGTGATCCTGGTCGTAAACCCGACCTGCCAGTTCGGTCGTGGCGGTGATGCTCGTCTGCAACCCGTGTTCGGACGCGAACTGTGCCGCGATCTGGCTGGCCGTCAGGTTCCGATAGGTGGCCACAATCCGCTCGTCGCACATCGAAGCGGCGAGGTCGCGGCCCGCGCCGGCGATCACGTTCTGAATCGGGTCATAGAGGTGGCTGTCGAGGTTGCCGGTGATGATCTGTTGGAAGCTTCTCCCATCATTTGATAGTTCGATCGCGACCAGCATGGTCTTGCTGGCGGTCGCGGCCCACCAGGAAGCGGGGAATGCGTCGTTTGGCGTAAAAGCTTTGACGAACGAAAAACGGCCTGGCTGAAAATTGAACGGCAGGGTTGCCGAGACAGATTTGACCCCGTGCAGCAGCGTGCCATTCATCGTCACCCGAAAGCGCGGCGCATTGACGGTGCTGCCGCTCATAGGGTCGGAACACCGCCCGTTGGGGCAACATCAGGATCAGGGATCACGATATCGATCGGCGTTCCGGAAATCACCGGGTCGGTGAAGCCATTCGTGGTGAGGGCCGCCTGGTTCTGCGCAAGGATGCGGTAAAATTGGTTCGGGTCGCCCAAATATTGGGCCGCAAGGGCGAAGCAATCGGTCCCCGATACTTTGACGGTTTGGGTCATGCGCTTGCCCTTTGGAGATTTGCCGAGGCGCGGCCGATATAGGCCGCCGATGCGGTGAGCTGCGCGAGGTCCCCGCATGCCGCCGCCGCTTGGGTGATCTTGCCCGACATGCCGACCACATCAAGCGCCGCCGGCGCGGCGGCTGACAGCGATGCGAGTGAAACCCCCAAAGGCGCCAGCGTCGCATTGACGGTCTTGGTCGCGGTACTGATCGCGGTCGCCGCAGTGTTCACCGCCCCGACCGCGGTATTGTAGGCCGAGCTCGCCAGCGTGGTCGCGCCCGGCGCCCCGACGGCCGTTGCGGCGACGCCGAGCGTGTTGCCGATCGTGCCCTGGCTGACCGCCCCAAGGGCGGCGATCGGATTCCCGTCTTGCACGTCGGCGACCACCTGCAGCGCGAGGCTCGTCAGGCTCGTCCCGGTGGTCTGGCTGTTGTCGGAAATGACCGTGCAGGTGACCCTGTATGGCATCGGGATATGCTGGGTCTCGCAGGTAAAATCCGAAACCAGCACCTGATAGGAGAACACGTCCCATGCGAGCGTCACCGCCTGGCCGGACTGCCGCAGCCGGTCCAGCGCTCGAGCGTTGGCGCTTGCGCTCTGACCGTCCAGATAGCCCGACCAGGAGATGTCGTTATCGTCTGGCCCCATGGCGTTGATCTGCCGACCGCCGCCCGGCAGCTTATGGTTGACGAGCTGCTGCTTGCCGCCGATCGGCATGGATTTCGGCTTGCCGAGCCCGGAGAACTGCACCGGCCCAAGCGTGACCGAACCATATCCCGCGAATAGCGCACCGGCCGCGCCGATCGCTGAGAGAATGCCTCCTGCGATGCTCATGGGGCGGGGTTGACCTGGCCGGGCGCCGGCACGGATTGACCTGGCAGAGAACCGGTGGTGCCCGGCATATAGCTGCTCGGCGTCATCGGAGGCTGGTTGACGATCTTCACATGCAGCGGATCGCCGGCCTGGCCAGTTGGCGTGCCGGGCGCGTGCGGATTCCGCGGCGTGTCAGCGCCCTTAAGGTAGCCGTGATCGAGCGCCCATGTTTCCAGTGCGAGAGCCGCCCCAATGCCCGCGCCGGCCGGACCAAAAGCCGCCCCGCCAATAATGTCCCCCGCGGCGTCGGCCGCACCGCCCAACCCGGCCAGCTTCACGGCTGGAAGTAGCCGGCCCAAACCTTTCAGCACACCGAAGAGAACCCCAACCCCGGCAACGCCCTCGGCGAGCAAAGTTTCGTCCGGATTTTGAAGGGCTTTGCTGCCCAGCACATTCAATCCAGCGGTCAGGATCTCAAGCCCCTTTGTCGCACCTGGGATAAGCGGGCTGCCGAGGTCAATCAGGAATGCGTTCCAGGCCGCCGCGGCGCCACCGGCTTGCGCGTTGGCGGTGCCCGCATCCTTGTCGTGGATCATCGGAAGGGTCGCCAGATCCGCGATGTTGGTCATGCGCCGGTCCTGGACAACCGAATTGAAGATCGCGTTGCCAGCGAGCCGCAAGCCGGGGATGCGGCTGAAGTCCCGGTTCAGATCTCCGATCAGACCCTCGACATCGCCCTCGTCGCCAGTTTTCACCGTGCCATCGGGATTCAGATATTTGTTAAAGAGATGCGTGGAGGCCCACTCAACTGGATCATGGAGCGCCTCATCTTGGTCCTTCAGCGCGCCCGGCGGAAGCATGGCCATGCCGATGCCATAGCGATACTTTTTTAGGATCTTATCATCCGTGCCGAACATGTAATCCGGCAACACACCAGCATCATGAAGCGCCCGTGCCGTCGCCTGGCTCATCTTGCCACCGATGAATTCCTGGTACATCGCGTTGAGGCCAGTACCTACCTGGGAGGGCGTGAGGGACTGCGATGCGATGGCGGCACGCTCGATTGCATGGTCGCTGAGCTGGGTAGCGCCCGGACCCGCCTGCGCCATCATGGTCAACGCGCCCTCGCCAGTCGCGTTGCCATTCGAGTTGATGATGATTTTCGTGTACATGTCGAGGAAATCCATAAACTTCTTCGTGTTTATGGTGCCATCCGGATTGAGGTCGTTCAGCTTGCCGGATTCCTCGGCCGCCCGCAGGATCGAATAAAGCTGCGAGCCTGTCTCGTTTTTCCCCTGCGCGTGCGAAATGATATACCCGTCCCGCGCATAGTTGTCCGCGAGTGAGAGCACGTCCGGCATGTTCTGATCGACGCTGTAGAGATTCATGATCATCGCCATGGCGTCTTGCGTCGTCATGCCGGGGTTTTCTCGCCGCAGTTTGTCAGCCTCGGCTCTGGCAGCCGCCACGGCCGCGGGCGAAGCATTGTTGTTGCCCAAGTTCGTCAACTGCGTTTGGAGATCAAACGAAGGCGAGACCGCCCCCTTGACCGCATCCGTGACCATCGACCCCGCCGCCTGGGCCATGAAGATACCCCCCATGGCGTCCATCATCCCGCCCCGGCCGCCGCTCTTGCTTGGGTAGAGCGGGACAGGCCCATTGTCGAAAGGCTCGTCGCCAGGCTGCCCGTACTGCCAGTTCGGCGCATAGCCGCTCGGTCCCGATGACGAAGCTCCATCGTCACCCCGTCCACCGCCGGGAAAAGGAACATGGCCCCAGCTCTCCGGACCACTCGCATCATATCGGCCACTGCCTGGAATAATCGCAGGCAGGTTGGGCGTACCATCCCACGGGAGCAATCCGCCGCCACCGGGAAAAGCTGGATCGCCACCGCTACCACTGCCGGCAGGGAAGGCCACATTGCGTGTGAATCGGCGTGGAATAAGGACCCCGTTATGGGGGTAATCGGCGTCCAATAGGGACCCCCTGGACTGGGGTTCACAATGGCT